AACTTCCGCAGGAAAAGACGTTTGACCGTCATACGGGACAGCAGGAGCCTCAGTACCATTCCGTCGACCATGCGGCCTATTCCAATGAAGGTGTGCGGGCGCAGGATGTGGTTGCTTGCTTGAGAGCCGAGTTCGACTTCGAAACGTTTCTTACCTTTGGCGGCGCCATCATGCCATTCATAGAGCGGCGAATCGGCTTTAACTTCTCCCCAGACATCGAACAAGATCGGAAGTTGATCAATAGATTTTCGGCCATTGATCAAGCCGCCCTGGAGCAAGGTTTATATCCGCCAGTGAACATGATTGCTTCATTACGGCATAAGGGCAGGGTCACAGAGCCAAGGCACAGTCCCATCACGCCGAGTGCCTATATCGAGCGTGTACAGCACCAGGTGAATCTAGTCGAAAGCGAGCTGGAACGGCAATGAGCAGCAATCGGCATGCGTCGCTGGCCGCCGCTATCGCAGGTTGAGAAGGCAGCCTTCTGAACATCAGTGCGTTGCAGCTGCAGGGCGTAATCCAACAGCATCGCGGGCATGGATTCGCCCGCCGACCTGTACCGCCTACTCAATAACCTGATCCGATTCGGCACGGTGGCCGAGGTCGATGGTTCGCACTGTCGCGTGCAAAGCGGCGAGGTACTGACCGACTTTCTGCCATGGCTAGCTCTGGCGGCGGGAGACGCTCTGGAGTGGTCCGCGCCGACAACAGGCGAACAGGTGGTCGTGTTGTCACCTGAGGGCGATCTGTCCGGTGCGGTGGTATTGCGCGGGCTGTACTCCAATCGCTACCCCACTCCGGTCACGGATCCCGCGATATATCTCCGGCAGTATCCCGACGGCGCGCAGATCTCCTACAACAGTCGAACCCACGCCTTAGCGGCGATCTTGCCGACCGGCGCCACCGCCGTGCTGACCGCGGACGGCGGTGTGACGATCAACGGACCGCTGGCCGTGAACGGCAACGTCACGATCGAGGGGAATACAGAAATTTCGGGCACCGCCAATGCGCAAACCGATGTGGTCGGCGCAGGTATCAGCCTGAAAGATCTTGCCCACGGTGGCGTGCAGCCTGGTGGCGGAAATTCAGGACCGCCGGCATGAGTGGCATGAACGCACGCACGGGCCATCACTTATCCGGCGCCGACCATATTGGGCAGTCGATTGCCGATCTCATCACCACCCCGATCGGGTCGCGCGTCATGCGCCGTGATTATGGCTCGCTGCTGCCCGAATTGATTGACCAGCCCTTCAACGCGGCCACCCAAGTCAAGTTGTACGGCGCTACCGCCACCGCGGTGATGCGCTGGGAGCCTCGCATTCGTCTGAGCCACATCGCGTTAACGCCGGGCAGCGAGGCTGGCGCGTTCACCCTGGCTTTGGAAGGTCGCCGCACCGATGTGGCGGCCGCCAGTGACTACACCCGCCTCACCATTCCGCTGCAGTTTCGCGGCGGTTGAAACCTTCAGGAGAGCCGTATGTCCACCGACTACCACCATGGCGTTCGCGTCATCGAGATCAACGAAGGAACCCGTCCGCTCCGCACCGTCTCCACAGCGGTGATCGGGGCGGTCTGCACCTCCTCCGACGCGGATCCGTTGGTGTTCCCGCCCAACAAGCCGGTGCTGCTGACCGACATCCGCGCTGGCTTGGGCAAGGCCGGTAGCAGCGGCACTTTGGCCCCCACGTTGCAGGCCATCGCCGACCAAGCCGACCCGTTGTCGGTGATTGTGCGCGTGGAGCCAGGTAGCACCGACGCCGAAACCACCTCCAACGTGATTGGTGGCGTGACAGGCGGCAACTACACCGGCATGCAAGCCTTGCTGGCGGCGCAAACTCAACTCGGCGTCAAGCCACGCATCCTCGGCTGCCCAGGCGTGGATACCCAACCGGTATCGGCCGCGTTGGCCGTCGTCGCGCAAAAGTTGCGGGCGATGGCTTACATCAGCGCCGGCACCAGTGCGGATGTGAGCGAAGCCATCGCCTACCGTGAGAACTTCGCCGCTCGTGAACTGATGATCCTCTGGCCGGACTTCGTTGCCTGGGATACCGCGAGCAATAGCACCCAGCCAGCGTTTGCTACGGCGCGTGCGCTGGGCCTTCGCGCCAAGATCGATCAGCAGCAGGGCTGGCATAAAACCTTGTCCAACGTCGCCGTCAACGGCGTGACGGGGTTGTCGCGTGACGTCCATTGGGATCTGCAGGATCCCGCGACCGAGGCAGGCCTGCTCAACGCCAACGAAGTGACCACGCTGGTCAACGTCAACGGCTACCGCTTCTGGGGTTCGCGCACCTGCTCGGATGATCCGCTGTTCGCGTTCGAGTCGTCGACGCGTACGGCGCAGGTGCTCGCCGACACTATCGCTGAGGGGCTGCTGTGGGCCGTGGATAAGCCGATGCATCCCTCGCTCATCAAGGACATCCTGGAGACCATCAACGCGAAGTTCCGCGAACTCAAGGCGCTCGGGTACCTGATCGATGCCGGCGCCTGGTTCGATGAGACCACCAATAGCAAGGACACGCTGAAGGACGGCCGGCTGTTCATCGACTACGACTACACGCCGGTACCGCCGCTGGAAAATCTGACGCTGCACCAGCGCATCACGGATCGCTACCTGGTCGACTTCGCCGCCGCGGTCAACAGCCGCTAATCCTTCCCTGAATACCGGAGACCGCTGCCATGGCAATGCCACGCAAGCTAAAAAATCTCAACCTGTTCAACGACGGCGAAAGCTACCTCGGCCAAGCGGTCGAGCTCACCCTTCCCACGCTGACCCGCGTCATGGAGGACTATCGCGGCGGCGGCATGAGCGGCACGGTAAAGGTCGATTTCGGTCAAGAACCGATTGAGTTCGAATGGAAGTGCGGCGGGTTGATGCGAGGGGTATTGCGCCAGTACGGCGCCACCACCCACAACGCTGCGCAACTGCGCTTTGCGGGCGCTTATCAGCGCGACGACACCGGGGAGGTGGACGCCGTCGAGATCGTGGTACGTGGCCGACATTCTGAGATTGGACTGGGTACCGCCAAGGCGGGCGAGGACACCGAATTCGCCGTCAAGACCGCCTGCAGCTACTACAAGCTGAGCATCAACGGCGTCACGGAGATCGAGATTGACCTGGTCAACATGATCGAACGGGTCGGCGGCGTGGATCGCCTCGCCCAACAACGCCGCGCGATCGGTATCGCATAAGCCATCGCTTGGCGTCAGCCAGGTTTCCTTTGCCTTTCTTTGAGAGCAGAACATGTCCAATAAGACCGCAACCTCAGCGCCGACCGTGGCGCCGAATACCATCACGCTGGAGTCGCCCCTCAAGCGGGGCGAGCAGACCATTTCCACTATTACCGTCCGCAAGCCCGGCGCTGGCGAACTGCGCGGACTGAAGCTTACCGATCTGCTTCAAATGGACGTGGCGGCCCTGCAGACGCTGTTGCCACGGGTGACGCAGCCAGCACTCACCACCGCCGATGTCGCTGCGCTGGATCTGGTTGACCTGCTGGAGCTGGGCAGCGAGGTGGTGGGTTTTTTTATGAGCCGGGCGGACCGGACGTCTTCCCCTTCTGCGTAGAAGACGCGATGGCGGACGTGGCCGTGATCTTTCACTGGCCACCCGCGGCCATGGCCGATTGGAGCCTGGCCGAGTTGATGCAATGGCGCGAGCGCGCCCGAATCAGGAGTGGAGCCGAGTGATGGTATTCTCGTGCCATGTTCACCATCATCATCTTTGCGCTGTACGCGCTACTGCTGCTGGCCATCATCTGCCTGCCGTTGGCGTTGGGCAGCTGGCTCGCGGCCGCACTCGATCGTTAAACTCCTTCAAGGCCGCCCGACGTGGCGGCTAACGCGCTACGCCTGCAGGTACTGCTGGATGCGGTAGATCGCGCCACGGGGCCCTTCAAACGCGTCATGGCAGGCAGCAAAGGACTGGCCGGCGCCATCCGTCAGAGCAACGCGGCACTGAAGGAACTGAAGGCCCAGCAAACGCGCTTGCAGGGCTTTCGCGACCTGAAGAACCGCGTGGATGGCAGCAGCACCGCGATGCGTGCCGCGCAGCAGCGGGTGCAGGCGCTGAAAGCAGAAATGGCCGGGGTGGAAAATCCCACCCGCCGTGCCAGTGCCGCATTGAACCAGGCCGAACGTGCGGCGGCCAAGTTGAAAGCGACCCATCTGGGCAATCTCCGCGCGTTACGCGATTCGCGCCAAGCGATGACAGCGGCCGGCATCGGTGCGCGGGATCTGGGCGCTTCTGAGCGTCGACTGAAAGCGGACATCGCAGCAACTTCTGCGGCGATGAGGCAACAGCAAGCTCGACTCAGCGCGATAGAAGCGGCCCGGAAACGGGCCAGCCGCATCCACAGCGCCGGCATGAGCGCCACCGCGCACGGCGCTGGCATGTTGTATGGCGGCCAGCGCGTGCTGCGTGGTGCGGCGGCTCCGGCCAGCGCGGCTATGCAGTTTGAATCCGCCATGGCCGATGTCCGCAAGGTCGTGGATTTCGATACCCCTGAAGCCTTCGGGCAAATGGCAAAGGACGTGCAGGACTTGTCGCAGCGCTTGCCCATGACATCGACGGAAATCTCGCAATTAGTCGCGGCCGCAGGTCAGGCCAACATTCCGCGTCAGGAGCTGCTGCGCTTCGCCGAAGATGCGGCAAAGATGGGCGTGGCGTTTGACACCACCGCGGAGGACGCGGGCCAGACCATGGCGACCTGGCGTACAGCATTCCGGATGGGGCAGGATGACGTCAATATCTTGGCGGACCGCATCAACTATCTGGGCAACACCGGTCCGGCCAACGTCCGTCAGATCAGCGAGGTGGTCAACCGCATCGGCGCGCTGGGTGAAGTGGCGGGTCTGCAGTCGGGGCCCTTGGCCGCATTAGGTGCCACCGTGGCGGGCATGGGCATCCAGTCCGAGGTCAGTGCAACCGGTATCAAGAACATGCTGCTAACGTTGTCGTCCGGTGCGGGTGCGACCAAGAAGCAACAAGACGCCATGCAAGCACTCGGGTTGGACGCGATGGAAATGGCGCAGGCCATGCAGCGCGATGCCGGCGGCGCGATCTTGGTGGTACTGGAGCGCCTGCGCGAGCTGCCGAAAGCGCAACAAGCCGCCACGATGACGCGGATGTTCGGACGCGAATCCATTGGCGCGATCGCACCGCTGCTCACCAATTTGGAATTGCTGAAGACCAACTTCGGCAAGGTCGCCGATGCGCAGAAGTATGCCGGCTCCATGGAAGCCGAATACGCCGCCCGTGTCGGCACGTCCGAAAACGCCCTGCAACTCGCGAAAAACGCCGCTACCGTGCTGGCCGAAACCATCGGCGCCACTCTGTTGCCGGATATCAAGGTCCTGTCCGAACAGGTGGGCCGTGCCTTGAGCCAGTTCACTGCGTGGACGCGGGAAAACCCAAAACTAGCCAAAGCGCTGATCGTGGGCGCATTGGCCATGGCGACACTGATCACCGTGCTAGGCGGATTGCTGATCCTGGTCGGCACGGCCGCAATGGGATTCGCCCAGCTACACAAAGGCATCCTGCTGCTGTCCGGCGGCCGCAGTCTGGGCCTGTTGGCGGGCAAGGCCCTGCCCATGGTCGGACGCGCACTGATGATATTGGGCCGGGCCATGATGGCTAACCCGGTACTGCTGGCAATTGGCTTGATCGCCACCGCGGCCTATCTGATCTACCAACACTGGGACGCCATTGGTCCGCTGCTGAAAGCCGTGTGGGACAAAATCTGTGGCTGGCTGGGCGCAGCATGGGACGGGATCAAGCGCAACGCCGGCGTGCTGTTGGAATGGCTGAAAACGGTTTTCAGCTACACGCCGCTGGGGCTCATCGTCGCTAACTGGGACGCCATCAGGGGCTACCTGGCATCGCTCTGGGACAGCATCAAACAGCATGTAACCGGCGCCTGGAATGTCATCACCGGCATCTTTAGCGGTGACGGCGACAAGGTCCGCGCGGGGCTACTGCTGATGTGGACCACCATCAATGAGATTCTTGGCGGTTGGCCGGCAAAATTTATGCAATTTGGCGTCCATCTCATCCAAGGGTTGATCAACGGCATTGGCAGTATGGCCGGCGCCGTGCGTGACGCGGTCGTGGGCACCGTCACGGGTGCGGTGGACAAGTTCAAATCCTTCCTCGGCATACGGAGTCCATCGCGCCTGTTCGCACAGTTCGGCGACTACACCATGCAGGGGTTTGCCGGCGGGCTAAATCGCAGCCAACAGTTGCCCCTTCAATCCGTGTTGGGATTGGGCGACCGTATGCACCAGATCGGCGCAGGCGTCGCCTTGGGCGCAGCCGTAACCCCCGCGGTGGCCGTCGACACCCGTCCGCCCCTTACGGCCAGCGGCGCCGGCACCGCCAGCCACTCGGCCACCTACAACATCACCATTCACGCCGCACCCGGCGTTGACGGGCCCAGCATTGCCCACCAGGTGCGCGCTGAAATTGAACGGATCGAGCGTGAAAAGTCCGCGCGTGCCCGTTCGCGCCTGAGCGACTGAGGACCGCAGGCATGATGATGGCGCTCGGCACCTTCGTTTTTTCGCTGGAAACCGCTGCGTACCAGCAGCTGCAGCGCCAGACCAGCTGGCGGCATAGCGGCAGCGAGCGTGTCGGTGTGCGGCAGGCGCGGCAGTATGTCGGTCCCGGCGACGACACCATCGATCTGAGCGGCATGATTGCCCCGCCGTTGACCGGCGATGTCGCCTCGCTGGAGACACTGCGACAGATGGCCAACGAAGGTCGCCCGCTGGCGCTGGTCGATGGCGCCGGATCCGTCCATGGCGCCTTCGTGATTACCTCGCTCAACGAAACGCGCAGCCTGTTTTTTCGCGACGGTACGCCGCGCAAGATCGAATTCCAGCTATCCCTATTGCACGTTGATGAGCCGGCCAGCGGCACGCCCAGCGATGCCGACGCCGCGGAAGCTCCCGCATGAGCCAGCCCGACTACCCCATCTCCGATTGGCGCGTCACGCTTGACGGTCACGATCTGACCGGCCGCATCGCGCCGCGCCTGCTGGATCTCACCCTCACCGAATCTCGCGGCGGCGAAGCCGACCAGCTGGACCTGCGGATCCACGATCACGACGGTCGCATGGCGCTGCCGAAGCGTGCGGTGGAACTGAGCGTGGCGATCGGTTGGCGTGATGCCGGGTTGATCGATAAGGGCGTGTTTCGGGTCGATGAGGTCGAGCACAGCGGCGCCCCGGACGTGATCACCATCCGCGCCCGCAGTACGGATCTAACTCAGCCGATGCGCAGCCGGCGCGAACGCAGCTGGCACGATGTCACTCTCGGCGCCGTACTGCGCGCCCTAGCCGGAGAACACAACCTGCAGGCGAAGGTCGCCCCCGCCTTGGCTGACATCGCCATCACGCATCTGGATCAGGCAGGCGAGAGCGACATCAACCTGCTTACTCGGCTGGGCGAACGCTACGACGCCGTCGCCACGGTCAAAGCGGGGAAGCTGCTGTTCATGCCGATTGGCGCAGGCACCAGCGCCGGGGGCGTTGCGTTGCCGGAAGCCACCCTCACCCGCGCCGATGGCGACCAACACCGCTATTCCGTGGCAGACCGCGATCGCTACAGCGGTGTACGGGCTTACTGGACCGACAAGGCCGGCGCCAACCGCAAGTCGATCCTGGTGGGTGACAGCGGAAACGCCAAGCGACTGCGGGATAGCTACAGCAACGAATCCGAGGCCCGCGAACAGGCACAAGCCGAATGGGGCAGGATTCAGCGCGGTGTGGCCGCGTTGAGCTATACGCTTGCGCTGGGGCGCGCTGATCTGTACCCCGAGCAGAAATTGCGGGTGTCAGGCTTCGGCAAGCCCGAGATCGACGATGGTCGCTGGTTAATCGCCAAGACCACACACACAATAACCGGCAGCAGTGGATTTACCACAGCCCTGGAGCTGGAAACGGACGCCGGATAAGGCAAGGAGCACGCGCTACCGCAATGAAAGCGCCCTTGCCACGGCCACGCGCGTGAGCGACTCCACAGATCGCAAAATGT